TGCTTGTATAGCAACCCCTGAAACTTCTGGACTATCCATACCGAGCATAGCATCGGTTATTCCACTTATTTCTTTTATATTTCTTGATGCTTTTTGCCCTAGCCTATCTAGTCCTGTAGGTATTTGGTTTGGTGGAATTTTACCAGGAGGGGTGGAGCCACGGTTAAATTCTAATACTAACCCCGTTTCGGCCCCGTGTTCTTCTAAGTCATCTGCTGTCATACCAGACAAAGACCCAGATTCCACAATCCAACCACTGTTTGCGGTTGTATTCACAATGTGCAGTTCTTGTGAAGTTATCTTGTTTAGTTGTTCTTGTGGAGACAATAAATTTCTTACCATTCCAAACGGTTTACCTCTACGAAAATATGGAAAATATGGCACGATTGTAAAATGTCCGTAAGGAGACCAATCATCAAACAGAACTACAGTATCTGCGGTTACAGTCCAACGAACTTTTCTAACAGTCCTAGTCATAATATCTAAACCAAACTGGTCTGCAAATTCTTCTTTTTTCTTTTTAGACCAGTTATAAGGGACTTCTCTCATATCACCAGTTACTACATCTACATAAAACGTGCATTCTTTTAGTCTGTAGTATTGTCTTTCAATAACACGAATAGCGCGGAGCATCCCCGCGTTTTCTGGATCTCCTGGGTATTGTTGTCCGTAATTATACTCGTCAGTTTCTCCGTACCTTTCTTCTTCAAACTCCATAGAGTCTGCGCCCATGGTAGTGCCTGTCTCAGCTAACATTCTTAACTTATCGGCTTTGTCTTGACCGTAAACTTCTTCTATCTCATCTACGCTCATCCATTTACTTTCAAATATTTCGTTCCATGTTTTTGGGTCATAATGTTTTGCGTCTGGGTCTATAAGAATGTCCAAAGGGTCTTTAGCTTCAATTCGCACCTCTCCCATAACGTGGTCAGAAAAATCAATCCGCACATCAAAGTAACCACGGTCTTGAATAAGCCCATCAGAAAACACTTGGTTTTCTACCCACTCGAGTTTGTTGTTATCTGCTATCTGTTGATAAACTTTAGTAAGCACGTCTGCTATATCTTGGTTACCATTACCTCTTGGTTTAAATTGTATGTCTGCTTTTTTCGTGCTTTGTTCTCCAAGCACAGCATTGATTGTAGGTAAAATAGTATTAATTGTTAGGGCAGGTCTGCCTTGGTCATCAAGCTCTTGCATGTCGAATTCATCCCATTGGTCCCCTCTATAATACATGTCACATTTTTTTGCCATGTGAATATATTCATCGTGCCCACTGTCTCGAGCTCTAGTGTAAGCAGACCATTGGTTTTTAGCTAAAGTTAATTCTTCGGCTTCAGTAGGGTTCTTTTTGATCTTTTTATTTTTATATGCCATATTACGCACTCATTGCCGTTTTCTTTTTCGGCCCCTTTGCTATGTATCTTAACTTATCTCGCCAAGAAGGTATATGCTCGGGTGCTTCATAAAATGATGCGTACTCTGCCATCATTAAACCAACCCAGGCCAAAGCATCAACCTGGTCATCATGCACGCCGTTAGGAAAACGCAAAAGTTCAGCAACCAAGGTACTTGTCCACGCTGCATCTTCAGGTACAAAGACCCTGCCCTGTTGCATTCTACCCTGGATAGCTCTTGCTCTTGCTTCTTTATCACGTCGTCCTACTTTTAAATCTTTGAAATATGCGGAATGTAATTTACGTTCTGCAACACGTTTTTGTAAAAAAGGACCAATCGCCATTTCTATATGACTCTTTTCTATGCCAACTATACCTGGTCGCCATTGTTCATAAAAATCTAAAATCTTTTCTACTAATTCAAACCCATCATACCTGCCACGAACCAAATCGACAATGAACATATTATCATACTCGTCGATACCTACAGTTATACCTACAGAATAGTCATTCCTATCTCTTTGGCCTATAGCCAAATCCCAAGCGGTGTAGTACCGCATCTTGTCGTAATCTAAATCGGGTGGGTCAAAATACTGAATCATATCTCTTGTAAAGTAATCACCATCATCTGATACAGGGTTCTGTTGATACAAAGCAGTCCAGTCTCTAGGCCCGATAGCTTTTTGTATCATTTCTAAAGATTCATGGTTGTAACGTTCGGGGTGAAGCGGCTCGCCTTGTTTTCTAAACTCCTCATCTTCTTCAGCCAGTGCTGGATACTTGACCACTTCCCATTCATCTGCGCCATTTTCTGCGTGTTGCAATAATCGGCCTGCAAGATCGTCGTCGTGCCACCTAGTTAAAATAACCAGAATACCTCCACCTGGAGACAAACGAGTATAAGCAGTAGAAGTATACCAATCCCAAGTTGCTTCCCTATTGTTTTCAGATTCTGCATCTTCTCGGTTTTTGATTGGGTCATCGATCAGCAACACGTGCGCACCTTTACCTGTGATACCACCGCCAACACCAGCGGCCACATACCCACCACCTTGTGTTGTTTGCCAGGATTCTACAGATTGAGAGTCTTTATCTAGTTTAGCTTTTTCAAATATAGATTTATAATTAGGTTCTCTTAGTACTTGTCTTACTTTCCTAGAGAAACTCATAGCTAAAGACCCAGAATACGAACAACTTATAAACTCATGTTGTGGGTTACGTCCGAGGTGCCAAGCAGGAAAGGCGATACTTGCCAGAGTTGATTTCCCATGCCTAGGGGGCATAAATAGCATTAATCTAGGGGATTTCTTCTCTGCCACATCTTGACTAAACTTTTCTAGTCTTCTGCAGACATCTTTGTGGACCCAACCTGCTTGGTAATCGGGATTAAACTTCTCTACGAAAGGTAACATACGTTTACGTGCTAATATTCTAAGAGCGAGCTCTTGTTCTGCACGAATTCTGGCATTTTCTTCTCTTTTATCTAATTTTGGTTGTTTTTTGGGCTCAGGCAGTTGTTCTGCCTCATCTGCAGCGCAATATACGCATAACCCTTTGGGTAATACGAGATTTTCTGCCAAAAGTTTCTTACACTTATAGCATTCTAGCTTTTTAAGGTCTGTCACAACTTATTTTTTAGTTTTTTTAGTCTTTTTCTTACTTTTTTTAGCTTTTTTAGTGCTTTTTTTGTAATATCCTGCTCCGTAGCCCATATTTTACTCCTTTTTTAACATTTCCAACGTCTTCTAGCCTGTCTTAGCCTAGAATTTGGGTTTTTTGCCGCCTTTGGGAATTTTTTCATCTGTCCTGCGCTTCTTGCGCAGTAAGATTTACGTCTTTTGGCTGCTTTTGAGCCTTTTTTGACCTTTCCCGTTACTGCTCCTTTAAGTTTTGACCCTGGATTCTTTCTTCTGTAGGCTTTTATGCCCGCTTTGGTCATTCCAGCGCCTTTTTTAGTTGGCCTAAAGTTCTTTTTGTTCCTTTTAGGCATATTATCTCTTTTTCTTGGCACGAGTTCTCCTTTTTGTAGTAGGTTTTCTTTTCCTAACTATAGTTTTCACGTTACGTGGCTTCCCGCCTGGATTTCCCGCTGCACGTTTTCTCTTTACTGCACTTTTTCTCTGTGCGGCAGTCATAGAGTTAGCTTTAGATCTAGGCACGCATTTAGGATATTTCCGTTTACTTTTGCCCTTCGCGGATTTTCTACCGCAGGCTTGATACTTGCCCTTTTTCTTTGGGGCACCAATATCAACCCAATCGCCTTTGGGGCCTTTACCAAACCATGCAGACAAACCGCCTTTAGGTTTAGCACTAGCCATTATCTATATCCACCACCGCGTTTTTTATATGTTCTAACTAACCAACCGTTGGCATAGGCTGATGGATAAACTTTAAACTTTCGTTTAGCTTCAGCTTTTACTCTAGAATACAGAGTAGGGTTAGTAGGGGTAGCCCCCTTTTTCTTTTTAGCTTTACTTTTTCTTTTTGCTGGCATTCTTCCCTCCTGTCGGAATAGATTTATATTTGTTCATTTTCTTTGCAAACTTGGCCATATTGGTTGGGTGGGGGGCGTTGATACCGTGGGACCCTTTCATTTAGTGTCTTCTTCCTCTTTTTCTTCTGGCTTTGAATCTT